TTGAACAAGCAATAAAAAATGAAAACAAACGCATAAAAATCCCAACGAAAATCAGACCGTTTGATGTGGGTTATCGAATAGTAAATAAACACGGTCAAGCGCTTGCCTTAAAAAACGGAGCAAGTATATTCAGTTTGCCATCATTGGCTGAAAAAGCTATAGAAAAAGAGTTTGGAAAAAATGATCCAAACTTTGATATCGGAAAGCATTCTGTTGAAGAGGTTGCTATTGTCAATTTAAGTAAATTTCATAGTTACTTTGAGGAGGTGAAAGATGAGTGACTTTCTAAAAGGTATTGGAGCAGTAACATTAATGTTATCAACAGTTGCAGTCATTTTCCTTACTATTTGCGGGCTTATTGAATGGTATTTTACATGGGTATTTTCAATTTTCCCAATCAAACCTTATTTAATACCAGTTTTGTTAGTACATTCTTTTCTTTTTGGAGGATTGGTATTTCTTGTAGGGAGTTTAGTTGAACTAATCGGTAAAAGAAAATCTAAAAGATAAAATCACACTTATTTAAGGAGGGTAACAAATGAAAACTAAAAAACCATTAGCAATCGCATTGCTTGGCTTGTCTTTTGTATGGTTGGCAGCATGTGGAAACAAGGATGTCCTTGGAACAACTTTCACTTTTAATTACGCAAAAGTGAAAATGGTAGATGGGCAAATCGTAGAGGGCAAAGTCAAACAGTGGGCGAAGTACGAGAAACAGGATAGTATTCGTGTTACTTTTGAAAATGGTGATGAGTATTACACTCACTCAAGTAACGTGACTTTGTACAATAAATGATGAGGGGGTGATACATGACTGATGACGAAGAAAAAAATAGAGCGCTTGTCAGTTATCCATCGCAGGGAAATCAATTGGCTAAAGTGGTATTTTTTGAGAGATAAGAAAAATCCTCAAAAAACAATCTTGGAGCAAAAGATACATGAGGCATTTTTAGAGAATAATATTGAACAGTCTGTATTTTTGGTAAATCTGAAAACTGTAACAGATGAATATATCGAGAAATCAGATAGAAAAATGTTAAAAACGATAAAAGAGGTCTATGTATTTGAGAATATAAATGTGATCGGCGCGTGTCAAAAAATTTTATATCTAAGTCCTAGCCCAGCGTACACATATATCAACAAATGGTTTGATAAGTATTTTGTTTCAACTTACAAGTACATCCCCCTATCTAAATAACCGTAAAAATACCCTAACCTATGTATCTATAATCAAGGTACATAGGTTTTTTATTAGGAGGATAATATGGACAATCTGACAACAAAACCATATCACAGACAGAATACTATTAACCAGTATAATTTGTTGGATTATGATGCCACGCGCACAGATGGTAAATATAATTTGCCAATCCTTGAACCAGTTGATCATATTCCTAAAAAGTTACAGGGATTTAACTATGTTTTGAATAAACCTGACTATTCAGCTACCGTGCATTTTTTCTTAGATGATTATCAGTTTGAAAGAATTTGGAAACGCCCAGACTTTTACCTAGAGAAATTAGCTGATTTTGATTGTGTACTCACACCGGATTTTAGCCTATACACAGACATGCCAATAGCTATGCAGGTTTGGAATACTTATCGCTCAAGATTGATAGGCCAAATGATGCAGAATTGGGGTTATACAGTCATACCTACTGTATCATGGTCAAGTCCAGAAAGTTATGAGTTTTGTTTTGATGGTTTGCCGAAACATAGCACAGTTTCCATCAGTACAGTAGGCATAAAACAACGCAAAGAGCGCTTTGAATTGTGGAAAGATGGAGTAGATACCATGATTAAAAAGATAGCGCCAAAGCGTATTTTGGTATATGGTGGTGGGGTTGATTATGATTATAAAGGTATTGAGGTAATTTATTTTGGAAATGATACAACAGAAAGGATGGACAAATGGGCGGTCGAGGAGCAAGCTCTGGAATGAGTAACAAAGGCAAAAAGTATGGGACAGAATATAGTACCTTGCATACAGCAGGTAATATAAAATTTGTCACTCAAAATGGCAGTGGTGGACAAGTAGCACCTATGGAAACCATGACCAAAGGTAGAGTATATGTATTAGTTGATAAGCATAAAAATACCTTGAAAAGCATCACATACAATGATACGAATAATAAACGTAGTAAGCAGATAGATTTAGACCATGAACATAAAAAGATGCAGCCTCATACTCACCACGGTTATTTCCATGCTGAATATGAAGTAAGTAAGAAAGGTGCTACAAATCTGACCACTAAAGAGAAGAAGATGGTTGCTAGAGTGATGAAAGAGTGGTATAATTATAATAGAAAGCGCAAGGGATAGTATAGAAGGAGTACACCTTGATAGAGGTAGCCACGGTGCGAATCCGTGTCATTGCGCTGTATCTAGCCCCTTAATTGGGGCTTTTTTTGCGCCTTAAATCAAAAATAACAGTAAAACATCCCCTCTTTTAGCATATAAAATGAAATCATGAGTAGCAATACTTGTGATTTTTTGTTGGAAAGGAGGGAGCGAATGAATGAAAGACAGAGGCGCTTTGCAGATGAGTACATAAAGACAGGAAACGGCTATCAATCAGCAATTAAGGCTGGTTATAGCGAGAGTTATGCCAATAATCGTATTACTGAACTGTTGGGAAATGTTGGGATAAAAGAGTACATAAATAAGCAGATGCAAGAGCTGCATAAGTCAAATATCATGGATGCGACAGAGGCGCTCTATATCCTTTCTGAAATCGCTAGAGGTAAACGAGATGAGGAGGTTTTGATACTTAATCCAACAACAGGAAAAGTAGAAAGACATATTAAGAAAGCAGATAATGCAACAGTTATTAAAGCTATTACTGAAATCTTGAAACGATATCCAACAGCTAAACAATCTGAAAAACTAGAGCTTGAGATTGAGAAATTAAAATCACAGTTGATAGATACACAAATGGAAGATGACACCATCACAATTATTGATAGTTGGGAGGGTGACGATGAAGATAATTGATATTCAAAAAAATGTCAATCCTCATTTCAAGAGTGTTTGGAAATCCAAGAAACCTTACAACATTTTGAAAGGTGGGCGAAACTCATTCAAATCATCAGTTATTACCTTAAAGCTGATTGTCATGATGACTTGGTACATCATAAGGGGTGAAACTGCCAATATTGTCATTATCCGTAAAGTAGCTAATACAATCCGTGATAGTGTGTACAATCAAATCCAATGGGGGCTATCGTTGTTTGGTCTAACTAGTCGTTTTAAGATGACAGTCAGCCCATTTAAGATAAGTCACAAAAAGACAGGCTCAACATTTTATTTTTACGGCCTCGATGACTACCAAAAGTTGAAATCAAACAACATCGGAAATATTATAGCTGTTTGGTATGAAGAGGCTGCTGAATTTTCAAGCGCAGAAGAATTTGACCAGACCAACATTACATTTATGCGCCAAAAACATCCACGCGCTCAATTTGTTAAAATCTTTTGGTCATATAACCCTCCTATCAATCCGTATAGTTGGATAAATGAGTGGTATGAGGAAATGAATACGCAAGATAATTACTTATGCCATTCTAGTACTTATCTTGATGATGAGTTAGGATTTGTAAATGATCAGATGTTGGCTGATATAGAGCGTATAAAAAAGAATGACTATGATTATTACAGGTATGTCTATCTAGGTGAGTCAGTTGGTTTAGGGAATAATATCTATAACATGAGTACATTTCACCCGTTAGATGCTTTGCCTAGTGATGATAGGCTGATAGGTATATCTTTTGCATTGGACGGTGGGCATCAGCAGTCAGCTACTGCATGTTGTGCTTTTGGGATAACTGCTAAAGGTAAGGTTATCTTACTTGATACCTGGTATTACTCACCAGCTGGCCAAGTGATAAAGAAAGCACCTAGCCAACTATCACAGGACATCAACAGCTTTATACAATCGGTTGTCAGCAAATACAGAGTACCTATTTTGCAATATACGATTGATAGCGCAGAGGGAGCATTGAGAAACCAGATGTATCTTGATTTCGGTATTAGATGGCATCCGGTGGCTAAATTGAAGAAAGTGACAATGATTGATACATTTCAATCACTATTAGCACAAGGTCGCTTTTATTACCTTGATACAGAGAATAACAAGGTATTTATTGAAGAACATAAGATGTACAGGTGGGATGAAAAGACACTGCAGTCCGATAGCCCAAATGTCATCAAAGATGATGACCATACATGCGATGTTGCCCAGTATTTTATATTAGACAATTCTAAGATACTTGGTTTGCGTGTTGGTAATTCATAAGGAGGGCAACAATGAACTTAATTCAAAAAGTAAAAGACTTTTTCAACCGTGGGAGGTATAACATGGAAACATCAAACCTAAACAGTATCTTGGAGCACCCAAAGGTAGCTGTAACACAATCCGAATTTAACAGGATACAGCTCAATCTAGCTTACTATCAATCTAAATTTGATGATGTGGAGTACATCAACACCGATGGCGACAGAAAGCGTAGAAAGATGCAACACTTGCCGATTGCACGAACTGCAGCCAAAAAGATTGCTAGCCTTGTCTATAATGAACAAGCAGAGATCACAGCAGATGATGATACGTTAAATGACTTTCTTAATGATATGCTAGGCAATGACCGCTTTAACAAAAACTTTGAGCGGTATTTAGAGAGTGCATTAGCACTTGGTGGGCTTGCTATGAGACCTTACATTGATGGAGATAAGGTTAGAGTGGCATTTATTCAAGCACCAGTATTTTTGCCGTTACAAAGCAGTACACAGGATGTATCAAGCGCGGCAATCCTCACAAAGACAATTAAGTCAGAGAGCAAAAAGAATGTATATTATACGTTAGTTGAGTTTCATGAGTGGGTAACTCAAGATGGCCAAGAGGTAGGGAGTACAAAGGATAAGAACCTATACCGCATTACTAACGAGCTTTACAAATCAACATCAGACAGCACGCTGGGTGATCGTGTAAATTTGAGTGAGCTATATCCTGATTTGCAACCAGTAACAACAATACAAGGATTGTCACGCCCATTGTTTGTTTATCTCAAGACACCAGGGATGAATAACAAGGATATCAACAGCCCTCTTGGTTTATCTATCTTTGATAACGCCAAGACCACTATTGATTTTATCAATCGCACGTACGATGAATTTATGTGGGAAATTAAGATGGGTCAAAGGCGCGTGATTGTGCCTGAACAGTTGACACAATTACAAGTGCAAGATACTCAAGGGAACTTTACTTTTAAGCGACGTTTTGACACTGACCAAAATGTTTACATGCAAATAGGAGCAGGCAATATGGATAGTGGTAGCATTATTGACCTCACAACTCCTATCCGCTCATCCGATTATATTTCAGCCATTTCAGAGGGATTGAAACTTTTTGAAATGCAAATTGGTGTATCTAGTGGCATGTTTACATTTGATGGGCAAGGAGTAAAGACAGCAACAGAGATTGTCAGTGAGAACTCAGACACCTATCAAATGCGAAATAGCATTGTTGCACTTGTTGAGCAAGCTATCAAAGAGCTTTGTGTTTCAATGTGTGAACTTGGTAAAGCAGTAGGGGTTTACAGCGGAGAAATTCCAGAGCTTGATGATATTTCAGTTAATTTGGATGATGGTGTATTTACTGATAGGCATGCAGAGCTTGATTACTGGATGAAGATGGTAGCAGCTGGATTTGCGACACAGAAAAGAGGTATTGCTAAAGTATTGAACATCACAAATGAAGAAGCAGAGAAAGAACTTGCTGAAATCAATGGAGAGTTACCACCAGAGAGTGATGCAGAACTGGCTTTGTATGGAAAAACAGAGAAGAAAGCAGAAGAGGGAGAGCTATAAACTGCTATAAATTACAATAAACGACACATAAGGAGTTGAGAATGACTGATAAACGTAAGATGCCAACTCTAAATGATCAGCGATTTTCTTTGCACATGCAGGGCGTGAGTGATATTTACTCTAAAATGCAAATTGAGTTGTTTGATAGCATGATAAAACGACTAAAAGAGCGTGGCAATGCTGACCTTGCAAAAAATCCGTATATATGGCAACTAGAAAAGCTCAACGATATGTACATGCTGAATGAGGAGAACTTAAAGATTATTGTTGAACGTACAGGAATTGCTGAAAGTCTTTTGAGAGAGGTCATTGCTAACGAGGGATTAAAGGTCTATAAGGACACAAAGGAGCAACTAGAGGAAGATTTGAAAAGGGAATCTAGTGGCAAAATTAGAAATGGTGTAATCGATGCTCTTGAGTCCTATACTCAACAAGCTATAAGTGACCTTAATCTTATCAATTCAACATTACCAGCAAGCATACAGACTGTTTTCAAGTCGGTTGTAGAGCAGACAGTTGCCCAAGTGGTATCAGGGACTAAAACAAGTGACAGGGCGTTAAATGATACTATCATGAGCTGGCAAAAAAAGGGCTTTACTGGATTTACTGACAGCGCAGGAAGAGAGTGGCGAGCAGATAGCTATGCCAGAGCAATTATCAAAACGACAACTTACAGGGTTTACAATGATATGCGTACAAGGCCTGCAGAGGAATTAGGGATAGATACTTTTTACTACTCTATCAAGTCGTCTGCTAGAGCTGCATGCGCTCCATTGCAAGGTAAGATTGTCACTAAAGGTCAAGGTAGAACAATAAACGGCCTTACTATTCATAGTTTGCTAGATTATGGTTTTGGTACTGCTGGGGGATGTCTAGGTGTCCATTGCGGTCATTATCTTACGCCTTTTATCGTAGGGGTAAATGAAATACCAGACTTGCCAGACTATATGAAAGACCTAACGCCGGAACAAGCGGAAGAAAATGCACGCATTGAGGCTAAACAAAGAGCTTTAGAGCGCAATATCAAGCATCACAAAGAAAGATTGCACTATGCTAGTACATTAGGTGATGATGATCTGATACAAGCTGAGAGGCTAAAAGTTAGAGCTTATCAAGGGAAAATAAGAGCTCTTGTAGAACAACACGAATTTTTAAGCCGTGATTACAGTAGAGAAAGAGCGTATATCTAATTATCAAGAGGGTTACTAAACAACCCTCTTTTTTTGTGCCTAAAACCGTAAAAAATCCCATTCCATCCAAAGTAAACTGAAATAGTAAATAATATTTTGCTTTTCGGTGGGAGTTGTCCACCTAAAAAGAACTAAGGAGGTACAAATGGCATTTACAACAGAGGAACTACTCAAACTTGGATTGACAGAGGAACAGGCTAAATCAGTCTTTGCCTTGCGAGGAAAAGAGCTCAACGAGGACAAATCAGCCTTGGAAACTATCACACAAGAGCGAGATAGTCTCAAATCCCAGTTGCAAAAAGCAGAGGAGCAAGTTGAAAACTTGAAATCACTTGAAAGTATCAGTGCTGAACAAAAAGAGGCGATTGATAAATTGCAAGCAGATTATGACAAGTATAAACAAGAGGCTGCTGATGAACTGGCAAAAACAAATAAGGTGAATGCTATCAATCTTGCTTTGAAAGATACCACAGCACACAATCCATCAACCTTGATGAAGTTTATTGATGTTGATGCCATTGAACTAGATGACAGTGGCAAACCTAAACTAGATGACATCCTCAATGGTCTAAAGGAAAGTGACCCATATCTTTTTAAAGCAGAAGAAGATGGCAAGCCTAACCCAAATATCGTTGCGTTTGGAAATCCAACAGCAACAGACCCAGCACCAGATGCCTTTGCACAGGCATTAGGGCTGACAGAATAAAAAGGAGGAATAGTAGATGTCAATCAATTACATCACAAAACATGAGGGACAGTTTGAAAAACGCCTTATGCAAGGCTCATTGACTGCCATTCTTGAAACGCCAAAAGTAAATTGGCTAGGTGCAAAATCATTTGAATTGCCAACAATCTCTGTAACAGGATATAAGGCACATACACGCTCTAAGGGTTACAACTCAGGTACAGTATCAAATGATAAAAACGTTTATACTCTTGGATTTGACCGAGATGTTGAGTTTTTTGTTGATACAGCAGATGTTGATGAAACAAACCAAGAGCTTTCAGCTGCTAACATCTCAAATACATTCATTTCAGAACATGCAACACCAGAAGTTGACGCTTACCGCTTTTCTAAAATTGCAACAGCTGCAATCAATGGTCATCATTTCAAGCAAGAGGATAGCATTACACCGGAGAATGTCTATGGAATCTTGAAAGCTGCTATTTTGCCAATGCGTAAATATGGAGCATCAAACCTTGTCATGTATGTATCTAGCGAGGTAATGGATGCCCTAGAGCGTGCTAAAGACTTTACACGCGCAATCGCTACTACATCACCTCAAGGAATTGACACACGTGTAACATCGCTAGATGGAGTGCAACTTATCGAGGTTTGGGATGATGCACGTTTCAAAACTCAGTTTGATTTCACAACTGGATTTGTGAAAGCTGGCGGCGGTAAAGATATCAATTTCTTGATTGTGGCTAAGACGGCTATCATCGCTAAGGCCAAATTTAACTCTATCTATCTCTTTGCTCCTGGACAACACACAGAGGGTGATGGTTACCTATACCAAAACCGTTTGTACCATGATTTGTTTGTCTTGAAATCTCAAGAAGATGGGGTTTACGTTTCACATAAATCAGCATAGGAGGTAGCAGATGAAGAAATACATCAAAGAAAATCAAGTTTATACCGTGCAAGAGGGTAGTGAGCTTGAGGTACAACTTATGGCAGATGGCTTTGAGGAATTGGTGGAAGATGGTGGCGAGCTTGAAACACCAAAGGAAACTAAGGACAAAGGTAAAGAATAATGGCTAAGTATAAAGCAATTAAGAACCTAATTTTAAAGACACCTGGTATTTATGTGACAGAGGGAGAATTTGTTGAGCTTGAACCGAATTATGCCGATCAAGTCAATAAAGACCTCAAGCAAACATTTCCGGATGTCAATGCAGTTTTAGAGCTTGTAGAAGATGTATCTACACAATCTGAACAAGCTGATGCTACTGAATAAATAAGGGGTGGCAACACCCTTTATTTTTAAGGGAGGTTACGCATGACTTATTTAACAAAAGATGAGTTTGTTACTGACTTAGGCTTTGATGATGTAACGGATTTTGACAAGTTAGCTAAACGAGCAGAAATTGCTATCAATCTCTATACTCAAGGAATTTATCAAAAACATATTGACTTTGAGAAAGAGGTTGAGTATCGCAAATCTGCTGTAAAGCTAGCTATGGGTTTTCAGATTGATTATTTGAACAACTCTGGCATCATGACAGCTGACGAAAAACAAACTATGGCAAGCGTTTCTATTGGTCGCACATCAATTAATTACGGCAATAAACAACGGTTTTCAGCAGGCCAACAATTCAACCTTTGCTTTGATGCTGAAAATGCCCTGAAACAAGCTGGATTTAGCTTAATTGTGGGAGTTGATTATGATAGATAAACGCTTATTACAAGATGTTGTTACAGTTCGTAAGGTTGAGGGCAAAGATAACTATGGAGATATCAAGTACTCTGAGCCATTGGATATTAAACCGGTAAGGTTTGATAGGTCGGTGATTGTTACAGGTACTAACAACTCTAAAACTAGACAGAAAGCAGGCGTTGTTTACATTTACCCTAAGTTTGTGAATGTGACAGTTGATGATAGTTGGCTGGGTGCAGTTATGAATGATGGGGCGCGTGATTACCTTGTGATAGGTTATCAACCCAATTATCTTAATGGGAGAATTTTTAGCTATGAGGTTGAAGTTACATAATGGCAGATGTCAGAGTGAGCATTGATCTTGCAGGGGTAGAGAAAAAAGTATCACCTCAAGCTATGCAACGTGGCAAGATTGCTGCAGGTAGTGAGGCTTTGCTTGTTATGGATAGTTCTGTACCTCTCAGGGCTGGTGGAGGGGCATTAAGAGCCTCTGGGCGTGTAGAGCCTAATGGAAATGTGAGTTATAACACGGTTTATGCTCGGGCGCAGTTCCACGGTACTAATGGGATTGTTGTTTTTAGGAAATATACAACCTCTGGTACTGGTAGCAGATGGGATAAACCGTTAAAAGCAAACATAGACAAGCTAAAAAAGGCGGCTATTAAAGGAATGGGTATCAGATAATGCAAAACAACAAAAACTTTCAAGATGTGCTACTGGCACATATTAACAACATCACAAATTTGCCATTAAAAGCAAGGCTAGATTATTTTGAAGATGATAAGGATGATTTAGTTATCAATGCTTTAAGTGGTGGAACCATTGACAAAGAGTACATGGATGGCACTAGGGAAGTATCACTACCATTTGAGATTGCTGTAAAGAGTAAATCAAATGCAGTAGCAATTGATACTATCTGGCTTATCAATGGAGATTTATCATCATTTGATATTGATTTGCCTAGTACAGACAATTCTTACACATTCTTATCATTGAAAGTGGACAAACCAGGAATAAATGGCAAGGATGAACAAGGTTATTTTGTTTACTCAATGCAAGTAACCGCAAAACTAGAAATAACAGGAGGATGACATAATGGTACGTCAAAAAAATGCCAAGCGCAAACACGAAATTGCGCCATTTGACCCTAAAAACCCAGCAGTTGTACCTGGCGCAGAGGCTTGGAAACGACTTGCTAAGTACATTGAAACTATTGATGATGAAACGGATGAAGATACAGATGACACTGGTTACTACGATGGAGACGGTACGCCAGAGGAAACTGTACTAACCGTTGTTGGTGGTTACTCATTTGAGGGGATCTATGACCCAGAGGATGCAGCTCAAGCGATGATTGCCGCTATGCGTTACAAAACAGGTGAGGCACGCCGTGTATGGCATCGAGTAACTACAGCTGATGGCAAGAAAACTTATACACAAGTTGCCAATGTTTCTGAAATCAAAGCAGGAGCAGGTGATGCGACAGCGTATGAAGAATTTGGTTGTACGATCAAATGGATTAAAGAGCCAGTTGAAGCTGGAATTGGTGGATAGTCCACTACATAACTAATAGACATTTTGGAGGAAATTATCATGTCAAACAAAACTGTAATTGATTTAGGCAGCAAGGTTCTGTCATTTGATTTTGGAGAGTTTAGTCTTGATTATCGAGCAACCGATAAAAAAGATGCTCAAATTCAAGACAAGGCTGTAGAGTTAGAGGATAAGGTAGGCGCTTATCAGAAAGATGCAGAGAACATGAATGACAAAGAGGGGCGTAAAGCTCTAAAACCTATGGTTGATGAGTTCTTTGTAGCAATGTTTGATGAGGATGCCCCTCAAAAAATCTATGAGGTAGCTGGTGAAAACACTTGGAATTATCTCAATGTATTTTTACAGGTTTCAGCAACAATTCAAAAAGAATGGAAGAAGAAACTAAACGATGAAAATTTCAAGAAGTATCTTGCTGAATAATGTTTGATATTTCCAAAAAAATGGATGACAAGCTGGTACTTAACGACAAAGAGTATCAGCTTTTATTGTCGTTTGATAGGGTGTTATGGATTTTTGATATGTGGGGTAAAGGACATATCCCGGTAGAACTTAAACCAAAACTAGCTCTAGCAAAATTAACCGATGATGTAAGTTTTAAGGATATGGATACAAGGCAAGCGTTAGCTATCTATGCAGATATATTTGAAAAGCACATACAGGTTACTAGGGCTATTGATGAGGTTGATAGATATGACATTGAGGGGAATGTATTGCCTAAAAAAACTAAAGATGCCCAAGATTACGACGATAAACCCTTATTTAATATCAAATATGATGGCGAGTACATTTTTTCATCGTTTATGCAGGCCTATAACATTGATTTGATTGAACAACAAGGGAAATTGCATTGGCAGAAGTTCAATGCCCTATTGTCTGGTTTACCAGATGGAACAAAGTTTGTTGAGGTAATGAAAATTAGAGCGTGGAAACCCTCAAAAGGGGAAAGTTCAAAAGAAAAACAAAAAATGCGTGAACTGCAGGAGCAATACGCATTGCCAAATATTTAATAAAGAAAGGAGGTAGAACATGGCAGACGGTAAAGTAACCATTGCGGTTGATTTGGATGGGAAGAAAGCCCAAGGAGATATAAATAGTCTGAAATCATCATTAGGTGGGCTAGGTTCAGCTTTTAAATCAGTTTTAGGAGCAAACTTAGTTAGTGGCGCATTGATGAGTGGAATTAGTGCACTTACAGGAGGAGTTAAAAGCGCATTTTCATCAGCAATTGATGAGGGGGCAAAATTACAACAATCTATTGGTGGTATTGAGACACTTTTTAAAGACTCAGCTGGTACTGTTAAACAGTATGCTAATGAGGCTTTTAGAACAGCTGGAGTATCAGCTAATGAGTACATGGAAAATGTAACATCGTTTTCTGCCAGCTTGATTTCTTCTTTGGGAGGAGATACAGCAAAGGCTGCTGAGTTAGCGAATACAGCAATGACAGATATGTCAGACAACGCAAACAAGATGGGTTCTGATATGAAAATCATTACTCAAACTTACCAGTCATTGGCGCGTGGTAACTATGCAATGCTAGATAACCTAAAACTGGGTTACGGTGGAACAAAAGCAGAGATGCAACGACTAATAAAAGATGCTGCTAGTTACAAAGATGTGCAAGATGAGTTGAATATGACCGTTAATGAGGGTGACTTGTCCTTTGCAAACATGGTTAAAGCAATTTCTGTTGTACAAAAGAAACTGGGGATTACTGGTACTACTGCTAAAGAGGCAGCCGAAACATTTTCAGGATCTTTTGCATCTATGCAAGCTGCATTTAAGGATTTCTTAGGAAACCTTACAACAGGTGGAGACATTAGCAAACCTTTAGAGAACCTTGCTAAAACAGCATCAACATTTATCTTTAGAAACTTTATACCGATGGTTGGCAATGCTTTTAAATCTTTGCCAAAAGCTATCTCAACATTTTTAGCATCAGCAAAGCCAGAGCTAGAGGCAGGATTGAAAAAGATGTTGCCAGAGGAAATGGTAAATAATATCATGAAAACCTTTGACAAAGTTGGTAGCTTTTTGTCTAGTTTCAAAAATACGGGAGCTATAACAGCAGTAGCTGGAGCTTTTAATGCGGTGAAAGATGCAATAGGTCATGTCTTTTCATCTCTAGCTGGTAGTGGAGAAAATTTTGATAAGATCGGTAAAGCTTTAGGTGAGGTGGTTAAGTTTCTTGCAGATGCTGCTACTAAAGGGGCTGAGTTTATCTCCTCATTACCACCTGGTGCTATTCAAACAATTGCTAGTGCAGTGATTGGGATGGTTGCAGCATTTAAAACAGTATCAATTGCAACTAAGGCTATAACTGGCCTAAAAACTGCTTTTGGGTTGTTGAAAATAGCTTTATCCAATCCTTGGGGGCTTGCTATTGCAGGTATTGGTGCTTTAATCGGTTGGTTTATTCAAGCATATACCACTAGTGAAGATTTCAGGAATAAGGTTAATGAAGTTGTTGAGGCAATTGGTAAAATAGCTAGCAAGATTGGAGAGTTCTTGTCTGGAATAGATCCATCTATTTTTGCGCTGTTACTACCGGTATTAGGGACTTTGTTATCTAAATTCAAAGGTTTTGATATCATTGGGAAACTCAATCCGTTCAAACTATTCAAAAAGAATGCTACGGAGGCATTTGATGGTGCTGGAGCATCAGCGACTCAATCTAAAGGTATCATAGAGCAAGTCTTTTCTGGGCTTGGTTCTCTTATCACATCTATTTCACAAGGTATTTCAACAGTACTGCAAGGACTGGCAACAGCAATCTCAACAGTTGCCCAAGGTTTTGGTCAAGCGGCATCAATGGCCAGCCCTGCCCAATGGCTATCAATGGGGGCTGCAATGCTAATGGTTGGTGCAGGTGTGGCTTTAGTTGCTGGTGGTATCTATATATTAGTTCAAGCAGCAATAGAACTAGGCAATGCCGGAACAAGTGCCCAATTGGCAATGCTTGGCCTTGGAGTTGGTATAGCTGTATTAGCAGGTATATTTGCCTTGTTGGGGCCAGCTTTGACAGCTAGCGCTGTTGGGATACTTGCATTTGGAGCATCAGTTGCTTTAATTGGTGCAGGTATTGCTATTGCAGCATACGGCCTCTCAATACTTGTAAATGCTTTTGCGAATGCAGAGGGAGCAATCACAGCAACAGGCCAAGCTATAAGCACAGCGGCTCAAGGTATCGGTCAAGGGTTGCAAACAGCCCTTGATGGTGCTGCACGAGTTGTTGAGAGTTTTGGCACAGCGATCAAGACAGCTCTTGAGGGTGTAGCAAATGTATTTAAGAGTGTTGGAGAGGCCATTAGAACTGTATTAGATGGAATTAAAGGTGTAATTGAGTCAGTTGGAAACTCGTTCACCCAGATAGGTGACTCACTAGCTAAGATTGCTAGCAATGCAGGTGGCATTATGAATGCTGCAGCAGGAGTTGGAGCGCTAGCAGCAGCTGTTACAGGGTTAGGTGCAGCATCTTATGCAGGGAACTTAGTTGGATTTACTGGTGACATTGAGAAACTTAATGCAGCAATTAAAAATCTTGGCTCTGGCTTTGCTGGAATTTCAAGCTCTTTTCAAACAATAGGGACATCTATGTCTTTAGTTGCTACATCATCTATGATGGCAGTTACAGGGCTTACTAATTTTTCAACTCAGATAACATTGTTGTCAACAACTTTAGGTCTTTTACCATCTATTATGACAATGGCAGTATCTGGCTTTACTATTTTCACAGCACAGATTTTAAGTAGCGTGGCAGGATTAGCAGCAATAAATACCCCACTCGCTATGTTTAACTCCCAAATTATGACCATGACACCAGCATTGATGATGGCAGGAACATCATTTACTATGTTGGGTTCTTGGGTCATGATTGTTGGTACGGCTTTAGCGACTGTATCATCAGGATTTATACAAGTGGGCTCTAGTGCCACTAGTGCCTCATCACAAGTAACAGGCATGGCAACGAGCACTCAAGCTGTAATTTCAGCTTTTAATAGCATGCGTGGACAAGTGGAATCATCTATGCAAGCTATTCTATCTGTTATTAAATCAGTTGGTAGTCAGATGGGGTCACAAGGTCGCCAAATTGGTCAACAAACAGCCCAGAATATCGCTCAAGGTATTAGGGGAGGTGTCGGACAATCTCAAGGAGCTATGCAAGCTCTAATGAGCTCTGTAAGGTCTGTTGGCATGTCTGGTGTTGGTTCGATGCGCAGCATTGGTTCAATGATTGGGCAGGGACTTGCTCAAGGTATGTATTCGGCATTAGGAGCTGTTACAGCAGCAGCTGATGCACTAGTAGCACAAGCAGAGAGAGCGGCAAGGGCTAAAGCCAAAATCCATTCACCATCACGGTTATTTAGAGATAGCGTTGGTCGTTTCTTGCCGATGGGGGTTGCTGTTGGTATCGAGAAGAACACTAAATATGTTGATAAAGCTATGGTTGGCATGTATGACAATATACAGGCGTTTAGTTATAAAGCGGAGGATATTATTGGTGTTGGTAAAACTAAGTTGTCTAAGGTCGTACAAGTTAAATCAGATCTTGAAAAAGCGATCAAAGCAAGCGTTGAAGTGAAAGACAACAACCAAAAGACCGTATTTGATGAATTGCTAAGGATAGGTGACAAATTAGTTAATAAATCAACTGATATCGTGCTTGAAACCGGAGAATTAGTTGGAGGTACTATCGATGCTTACACTAATGCACAAGCTCACAATACTAGGGTAAAAAATAGAATGAGAGGGATAGTTACATGACAAAAGAAATGACATTCAACGGTGTTGATATGTCACGTTTCTTTAGAATAAAAGATATTATCCGCCCCATTGGGAACAAAAGGAGCGTATCAACAGATAACGCTCCTTTATTGGGGGTTAATATTCAGCAAGTGAAACGTGGCGAGAAAGAACATATCATAAAATTTGACATCAAAACCACAAATGCAATTGAAATGGAACAATTAAAGCATGATTTGGCAGGCGTTCTAAACGTTTTAGAGCCAGTAAAGATTACTTATGGTGATGAGCCAGACAAATACTATATGGGGTTACCAGTGGATGAAATCACCCCAGAAAACTTGACAAGATGGTTTCAACGCTCGGAGTTAAAAATAATAATTCCTGATGGCGTGGCTCACAGCACGACTTTAAAAAATTTTGATATCGATACAAATGAAACAAGCGCACCGGATAGGATAGTATTTAATTTAACAAATACAGGAACAGAGCCAGCTTATCCAATTATTAGAATTAAACACAATTCAGAGAATGGATATATTGGAGTTGTTAACAACAGATCAGCCTTTGAACTCGGAAATCGTGAAGAGGTTGATACTGAGACAGTCAAGCGGTCTGAGGTATTACTTGATTTCAGAGGAGATAAAATCGCAGATGGTTTTTCTAGAGCAGTGAAAAATAGCTCAGTGACTAATAGTCCCGAGTATTTGACAGGAACATCCGAGCTAGTCACAGTAGATGAAAAAAAACGTGTCAAGCTGAGAGAACAATCTGGAGGAACATATAATGCCAGCTACTCAACAGGGTTGTCATGGGAGATTCCTGCCGACTCAACAGGCCAGAAAGGTTCACTCAATGATTATCTATTTTGTAAATTGGTATATCAGCTAGAGTCAATAAATCAATGTGGGTTTATTAAAGTAACTGTATCTGACACTAATGGGCAGTTTTTGTACGGTGTTGAAACGTACAAGCGATATAAAGGGTTATATTGTGGATTTAATGTCTTTGCTACTGATAACGCTGGTGGATATAACTTTTTAAAAACTTTGCTTTTTGACTCTTCTAGCGACAAAAATACAAATCCGTTTGCACTGTCAAGAGGTCAATTTGAACTCCAGAGAAACGATGAGAGAGTTCAAGTTTATTACAATGGCTCACATTATGATTTTATTGTCCCTGAAATTAAAGGCAAAAAGTCAGCTAAGATACATGTTACGATAGGTGCTTTTCACGGGAAAACAATCATCCCTTACCTATATCTTGATGAGTTGATGTATCGTAAGGATTTTGTACAAGCATCAAGAGACATTCCTAATCGCTATCCAACAGGTTCAAATGTTGTAATCAACAGTGAGGACGATAGTGTGTATATTGATGGGATATCTAAAGTAAGCGAAGTTGTAGACGGTTCACATTGGCCAGCAATTCCTCCAGGAAAATCTCAACTAGAGTTGTATTTTTCACGTTTTATTAAGAAAAAACCAACTGTAACAATCGAATTTGAAGAAAGGTGGATATAAGATGCTTTTGACAATCCATGATGCAAATTTACAAAAGGTAGCATTTATTGATAACGAAAAACAAGGTACGTTAAATTATTACGATGATACTTGGACAAGAAGTTTAGAAACAGGTTCGTCAACTTTTGAATTTACTGTATTTAAAAAAGCAATCAAATCTGATACAACGAAAAAGAAAGCATACAATCAATTGAATGAGAAAGCCTTTGTTTCATTCAAGTATCACGGAAAGAGTTATGTTTTTAGTGTGATGTCGATTGAAGAAAATGAGAAAACCATAAAATGTTATTGCGAGAATCTTAATCTTGAGTTGATTAATGAGTATGCTAACCCATATAAAGCTGATAGGGCAATGTCTTTTAAAGAGTATTGCGAAGTTATGGATTTGTTGAATTATACTCATCTATCAATTGGGATTAATGAGATTTCAGACCAAAAACGTACACTTGAATGGGAGGGACAAGATACAAAACTTGCTCGATTACTCAGTCTTGCTACTAGATTTGATGCAGAAATTGATTTTGATACAAAATTAAACGCAGATAGTTCAATCAAATCTTTTAAGGTTAATGTGTATCGTGAGTATGATGAGAATCATCAAGGGGTTGGTCGTATCAGAGATGATATTCAATTAACTTATGGTAAAAACCTGAAATCTATTAAGCGTACGATTGATAAGACTGGTGTTTTTAACTCAATCCGTCCAACTGGTAAAAGACGGGTTAAAAATGGTTCTGGTGAAGAAGTTGAAGAAGTAGTTACCATACAGGGACTTGATGAATGGAAAAAGTACAACAGTGAGGGAATTTGTGAGTTTTATCAATTAGGAGCTCATCTTGTTGCTCCTATCTCTATGCAAATGTATCCGTCAACTTTCACAAATTCAACAGGTGAACTAGATCAGTACATAAGAAAAGATTTTAGCTATGATACTGATAACCCTAATGAATTAAGGCGTTTAGCATATAATGAACTGAAAAAACATTGCTACCCAGCCATCACATATGATGTTGATGGCTTTGTGGATGTCGAGATTGGGGATACTATTAAAATTAATGATGATGGATTTAATCCAACTCTCATGGTTCGAGCAAGAGTTTTAGAACAAAAAATTAGTTTTACAAATCCAAATAGGAATAAGACAACTTTTGCAAATTTCAAAGCTCTAAAAAATAATCTATCTAGTGGTATCCAAGCGGCTTTTGAGAGATTGTTTGAAGCTGCTAAACCATATACTATCAAATTATCAACGGACAATGGTGTTATCTTTAAAAATCAGATCGGCCAAAGTCTAGTAACCCCAACCTTATACAAGGGAGGGAAACCAGTTGTAGCTGGTGTTACTTGGCGTTGGGCGCTCGATGGAGAAGTAACAACAGGGATGACTTACTTGGTTAGAGGCTCAAATGTAACTGATACAGTCACTCTGACAGTTGCAGCTTACATTGGAAATAAAGAGGTTGCTGTTGATGAGATATCGCTTGTTAATGTTGTTGATGGAAAACTTGGTACACCTGGAACTCCAGGGAGAGATGGCCGTACTCCTTATGTCCATACAGCATGGGCTAATAATGCAACAGGAACAGATGGATTTAGTCTTGATAACTCAATCAATAAACTCTATATTGGTATTTATACAGACTTTGAACCAAACGATAGCACAGACCCTAAAAAATACAAGTGGGCTAAAGTAAAAGGAGACAAGGGAGAAAAAGGCGATAAAGGAGAACCGGGACAACGTGGTTTAGATGGCTTGCAAGGCGCACGAGGTGAACAAGGATTACCTGGTCGTAATGGTGCAGATGGCCGGACTCAATACACTCACATAGCTTACAGCAATAGTGCTGATGGAACTAAGGATTTTTCTGTAAGTGCCTCTGATAGAGCTTATATAGGGATGTATGTTGATTTTAATAGCGCTGATAGCAATACTCCATCTGATTACAATTGGACACTTGTAAAAGGCTCTGATGGTGCAAATGGTGTGGCAGGTAAGGCTGGCGCAGATGGTAGGACATCATACTTACACATAGCTTACGCCACATCAAATAACGGCTCACAAGGTTTCTCAACTACTGACAGTACAAATAAAACGTATATCGGAACATACACAGATTACACTCAGGCTGATAGTACAGATTACAGAGTGTATAAGTGGACGTTGATAAAAGGAGCAGATGGTACTGGTATTTCTAATGTAACTAATTACTATTTAGCTACTACAGCCTCAACAGGTATCACAAGAGCAAGTACAGGGTGGACAACTACGCCACAGTCTATCACATCAGACAAGCGTTATTTATGGAATTATCGAGTTGAGCTATACACAAACGGTACAAGTAAGACGACAGAACCTACTGTTATTGGTGTACATGGGGAAAAAGGAGAACGTGGATTACAAGGTGATCAAGGTATTCCAGGAATCAGAGGGACAGACGGAAGAACCCAGTACACTCATATTGCTTACGCAGATAATGCCGTTGGAGGAGGTTTTAGCCAAACTAATACCAATAAGCCATATATTGGTATGTATGTCGATTTTAATGCTGCAGATAGTAATAATCCGACAGTTTATAAATGGACAAAGTGGAAAGGTGAAGATGGTGCGCAAGGTGTACCGGGAGCAAAAGGAGCAGATGGTAGAACACCGTATTTTCATCGAGCATGGGCAAATTCTGCCGATGGCCGTGATGGTTTCAGTACAACAGATAGCACAAATAAGCGCTATTTAGGTACTTTGACGGATTTCAATGAAGTAGATAGTCAAGACCCAACAGACTATAAATGGACAGCACTATTTGATAATGTACAAGTTGGAGCTCGTAATTTTGCTTTAGGGACATCTAACCCTACTATAGGAACTCAAGGTAAAATCTATACACTGGCTCAATCTACCTATAAATGGCTACCAATTCAACCACTTTATTTAACTTTTGACTATATGGCATCTGAAACTATTAAAGGATTTAGGATTAATCGTGTTGTCAAATATGGTAATGGTATGCTTGATCAATGGGATTTCGCTATGAATGATAAAGTTTTAGGTAAGCAATACATAGATACTACGTCAGTCAAAAGTGGAACTTATTCACAACCTTGGTTGTGGAAATCGTATTCAGATGGTAGGACAAGCAATCTAATCAAAGAGATTTCCTTGTATCTTAATTTTGAGAATGGCTCAGATGGTACTGTTATTATTTCAAATCTAAGAGTCAATACTGGTACAGTACCTATTGATTGGATACCAGCTCCTGAGGATATAGAGAACAGCCTTGGCTCTAAAGCTGACCAATCACTGACTCAAGAGCAATTGAATGCTCTTAACGAGAAATCACAGATTTTAGAGGCTGAAATGAAAGCGAAAGCATCGATGGAGGCCTTTAGTGAATTAGAAAAAGCATATAATGCTTTTGTGAAATCAAATGCAGACAGTCAAAGAAAATCTGAGTCTGATTTGGTTGAAGCAGGAAGAAGAATTGATTTGTTGACAACTCAATTTGGAGGATTAGCAGAGCTTAAAACATTCATTGATACTTACATGAAAAGCACAAACGAGGGCTTGATTATCGGTAAGAATGATGCAAGCTCTACTATCAAGGTATCAAGTGATAGAATATCCATGTTTTCTGCAGGTAAGGAAGTTATGTACATTTCTCAAGGTGTAATAAACATTGATAATGGTATTTTCACCGCATCAGTTCAAATTGGGCGTTTTAGAACAGAGCAATACTATCTTAATAAAGATGTGAATGTCATACGTTATGTAGGAGGTTAAAAAAGAAAATGACTAAATTTATCAATTCTAGCGGTTCATTGCACTTGAATATTTACATCGAACAAATTAGTCAGGATGTCACTAATAACTCATCAAAGGTTAGTTGGAGAGCTACCGTTGACAGGGATGGAGGGTACCGAACTTGGAACGCAGAAAATGGAAGTGTTTTATCTGTATGGTTAAATGGTTCAAGTGTATATAAGAGCAATTTAAGTTTCGAGACAGAGGGACAAGAAACGACTCTCGCGTCTGGTGAGGCTACTATTCCTCATAATAGTGATGGAGCTAAGGCTTTTTCAGTATGGGCATCCTTTGACCCTAATAATGGGATACATGGCAATATTACTGTATCAGCAAACTATACACTTTCAAACATCCCTCGGTCTAGTAGTATAAGCGACAATGCTCTTTCAGGAAATAGACAGCTCGGAAGTCTCCACACTCTCACCATTGACCGCAAATCTAGCTCATTTACCCACCAAGTGTGGTATAGAGTTTTTGGTAGCGAATGGATTGACTTAGGGAAAAATCACGCAACAAGCGTTTCTTTCGTACCTAATACTGACCTTGCTAGATATAATACAAAAGCAAAGTCTGGCACGATGGACATATGTGTCCGAACATATAACGGAACTACTCAAATTGGAAATGATGTTTATTCAAACGGATGGTATTTTGAAATTCCGGAAAGCGTGAAACCTACATTTTCTGGTCTCACATTGATTGATATGAATACTGTTGCTGGGCAACTATTGAGCGGAAATAACTTTTTACAGATTATTTCTGATATTCAGGTCAATTTTAACAACCCAGCTGGGGCTTATGGTTCTACTATCACAGGATATCGTGCTGAAATTGTAAACAAGAATCAGGTTACAACTAAAAACGGTGGTAGGCTCGGTATGATGAATTTTAATGGCTCAGCAACAATACGTGCTAGTGTGGTTGATAGTCGAGGCAGGCAATCAGATACAAGGGATATTACAATCAATGTCATTGAGTATTTCGCACCAGCTTTTAGTTTTACAGCCTTTAGAACACGTGAAACGCCTAACATTATTCAAGTTGTCAGGAACGCTAAAATAGCTCCTATCACTTTATCAGGTAGTCAAAAAAATGTCATGACCCTATCATTCAAGGTAGCTCAATTAGGTAGTACAAGTTTTATAGCTGATCATGGCAGCGTTTCGGGTATTTGGACAACTCAACACACCTTAAATAATTCAGCCGCTAACATGGCAGGTAATTATGTTGCAACCAAGTCATTTGTGGTCATAGGGACTCTATCTGATAAGTTTACAAGTACAGAATTTACAGCAACCGTTGCAACTGAAAGTGTGGTAATGAGCTATGATAAAGATGGGCGCGTGGGTATTGGTAAAGTTGCAGAGCAAGGTGGTGCTGGTTCGTTGGATGTCTTGGGAGATATATATGCTAGAAATATGCCTATCCAGCAATATCAATTAACTGGCAATGGCGGCGGCCCGCTTTGGTTCGATGGAAAACCTAATGTGACTAATGCAAATTGGGTTGATCAGCCTGGGCAGTATTACATTGATCGAACAGCTAGAGGAAATCCAAATGGGCAGTGGGGCTATCTATTCCACTATAGCAACTACGGAAAGAACACAGATGGGTATAAAGAGGCTATCCAGCTATTCTATGGGAATAATGGACAAATTTATTTCAGACATCACAGATGGTCTAAAACTATTGACGATTGGGAGAGTTGGATAGAATACGCTACAAAAGATGATGTTGCAAGGCTGACTCAAATCCCACCTTGGCAAAATCTAGTACTTGCAAATGGTTGGAATCATCATCAACAGTACAACAATGTACAATATTCTAAGTCATTTGATGGCGTGGTTTATTTGAGAGGTTCAGCAAACAAAGGAAAAACAACTAATGAGACAGTGATAGGTACTTTGCCAGTCGGATTCAGGCCATCTCAATCTCTATATGTCTCAGCTCTCAACAATAGCTATACAGTAGCTATTTTAGGTATTTACTCAAATGGGAACATTGTTATTAAGAATAATGTGGATTCTACATGGCTTAATTTCGACAATATATCTTTCAAAATTTAACAATCGTAAAAAATCCCTAATTATTAACGGATAATTAGTTTATAAAGGAGGAAATGACAATGCTAAAAGTCACTAAAACACGTCAGCTAGTAGCTGAATTTTTCGCACAAGATGGCGACCAACAAAAATTGGTCAAAACTACTGTAGTCAACACAGACAATGAAGCTGTTTCAACAACATCTGAAACGCTGCATGACCCGGATCTGTACGCTAAAAATCGTATCAGTATGCGTAAACATGAGCAAGAGTTACGAGAAATGCGCTATAAGATTGAAGATGCTATTTTGGCAGAGCTAGAAACAGATGAACATAAAGAGTAGGAGGTGTGTATGCTAGAATACGAGCATTTAATTGTGCAAATTTTTCTCACTCTAATTCCTGTCATCGGTCTTTACTTCTCTATGAAAGATAAGGCTACCAAGCAAGAAAATCGTCTCACGATTTTAGAGAAAGACATCGAGAATCTGCACGAATTCAAAACATCAGCCAACAAACGGCTCGATAACCACGATGAGCAAAACAAGGCGATCTTGGTTCTAGCTGAGCAAGTAAAATCACTTGGTGAAGACGTAAGAGAGCTTAAAAATTTAATTCAAAATAAACAATAAAAGGAGAATAAACATGATTAACTGGAAATTGCGCTTGCAAAACAAAACAACGCTCATTGCTCTTCTTGGAGCAATCTTCCTTATGGCCCAACAATTCGGCCTTGAAATCCCCAAAAATATCCAGGACGGTGTGAACACATTCGTTTACATTCTTGTCTTAATTGGTGTTGTCAATGACCCAACAACATCAGGAATCTCTGATAGCAAACGTGCTCTTGACTATCAAGAACCAAGCGAAGATTAGGAGAAAACAATGAAGAAAA